GGAAGGTTTTGTTGTAACCGCAAGCGAGAGGTTTGATCCAGGATTCTCTTTGCGGTAAGAAGCAATCCCCTTTTTGTTTAGACCACCCTCAGGATTCTTTCCCTCTTTTCTTTGCCAAGCAGCAGATGCTTCAATCATAAAAGATTCAAGAGTCTTTACTTTTTTTGAATGAATATTTGATGCAGATTTGAGAATTTTTATTCTCGCACTAGGATCTTTTGTTTTCATGGCAGCATTAACTCTCCTATCAAATTTTTCCTGTGCAGTATCCGTATCTGCTAATTGTTCTTCAATATAATTTCCTTCAAATTCATAATGTGCCAATTGAACCTTTGGTCTTTTTGGTGCAGGAACATAAGGATTTTTTGGATCTTCTTTTGGTGCATTATATGGTTCATAGGGAGATCCACCTTCTCCCTTTGCTAAAGGTAATTTTGGTTCCTTTCCTTTAATCAATCTAAGGGGAACATTTTCTGGATTTTCTTTAGGAAGAACTGGAAAATTCCATGGAGATTTTCCACCAGAAATAGTTGGACTAATTCCTTCCCTAACTAAACGATCTGCCTTAATAATATCAATGATTCTAATAAATGTGTTACCATTTGCATCTTCAATAGTAATATCCTCATTTACTTTACTTTCTCTACTATCAATGTAATCGGCGGCAGTATCAATATAATCTGCGGCCTTAGTAATCTTTGACTGAACCCATGCTTCAATATTACCTTCCCCTTTCATCTTTTTCTTTAATCTCTTTGTAGCATTCGCAATTGTGTTCAGTTCAGAACGCGCCATTGAATACTCATGATCCTTTTCTTCTGGCATATTTCCAGGATGTGGAGTATTTGGTGTATACTTCTTCAAAGTAATGGGCATTGAGAACATATCCCAATACTTTTGACCGTATTTGCATTCATCACGAGTCTCATTTTTTGCACATTTTGGACAATATCTTACACCCGATTCTTCTTTTACTGGCACACAATTTGGAACCATTTTCTTACCTTTCTTCTTTATACCTTCTTGCTTATAACCATCCCAACAATCTTCAGATTTTGTTCCCCAATTATCAGCACCAACTTTGCGACATTTGACAAGTGCTCCAGAAGCATATGCACTTGGCCAAACACTATATCTTGACTTTACTTTAGTATAACAAGCATCTTTTGTGCCACTTCCTTTACCTGGTTTATCTTTTACTTCTTGGAGATCCATTTCTTCCGTCCTTACATTTGTTGGTTTTGCAGCACCAGATTTTTCTTGTTGTCCAGGATCTGCTGCCTTTTTTCTATTTGATGCGGATAATCTTTCTGCTTTAGTCATATTTGCTCTTTTCTCAGAAGATACGCACTTTGGAACTCCTTCTCCAGGTTCATCACTTGCACAAGTTCCACCAGTTACAACATTTACCCAACCGGGTTTTTTATCTTTTGATTCAGATTTACCATACCAATCAAGAAGACCTTCATCCATGCGATGTTTCCTTGCAATCTGTTCAACTGCTCTATGAGATTTCAGTCGCATTTATATACTTAAGGTTTATCTTTATTATTTAGAAAACCTTGTTTGAGTAACTTTTGCAATTCTGAAGTTGATCCAACAAATACTGCATTATTGGTCACATTATTGGTAGTTTTAGCATTATCATCTTCAATTCCTCTCATTTTCTTTTGAAGATCAATTAATTTATCTGCAGTATCACCAACACTTTTTAAAATTTGACCAGCAACCTCATATGCTCTTGGACTGGCAGTTTCTGCCGCCAGTTCCATAATTCCATTTAAAGTTTCTTGCCCCTTTTCAATAAGTGAGTATAACTGCGCCCTACTGTATTCATAATCTTTTTGTACATCATCAGGTGTTGTTTTTATTATTTTAATATCTGTTGTTTTGGATTCAACTTCAACAATAGCACTTTCAGTATTCAGTGCTTTATCAATAGACTCAAAATCATTTACCATATTAATTGACCATTAAATATCAATTTGTTGATTTGGACTATAAGACTTGGAATCATTAAAGAACTCCCAATTTTCATTGAATCCAAAATCATCATCTGGGTCTGCGTCAATAGGTTCTGGGACAACAGTATATCTCATTTCTCTCTTCGCATTTACTGTATCTGTACTAGTATATGTATCAACTTGTACCTTACGAATAAGTCCATCTGTAGTATCGGAAATAGGTCCAAATAGATATGTTTTTGCAGTAAAATTTAAAGTGTAAATTAAAGACCTTCTTTCAGAAAAATCTCCTTCATAATCATCTTTAAATGAGATATCATCCAAATTTAAAGAAATGTCTCTTTTTTCTCCAATTGAATCTACAAGATCTACTGTCAATGTAAACGCTGGTTGAAAATAAGGAAGAATTTGTTCTATAATTTGTAATACATCATCATTCAATTTACACATGATATTAAGTTGAAATCCGATATTGTATGGAACAGGCATATAAACTTTTTTCAAATTTTGCCCATCAGATGCCTTAAAGGATTGAGTTACACTTGCCTTTCTTGAAGAATCATATCTTATAGAAGTCATCTCAAATGACATTCTTGGTAAAGTAATTTGTACCGGTTTGTTTAAATCTGCTTGTTGAGTTAAACGCGCAAGAAATTTTTGTGTTGGACCATATGCCAATGGTACTCGTAGTTCACTATAAGTATTATCATTAGCATCTTGGTGCTTAATATAAATTTGATTAAAAACCGTACCGAAAGCAATAATTGTCTTTCGTATAATCTGATGATAATAGTAAGTTCCTAGCATTAATAGTTACCGAATGGATTTGATTCTGAAAAATCTACAATGAGATCTGCCTCATTTTCAATTTCATCATTTTGTTCATATTTATCTGCAGATTGACTTTTAGAAGTATTTTTGAGTGTATACCTTGCTGACGATGCAGATCCAACGATTGCTTCTCCAGTAGTAAATGCTCCATCAATAACTCCAACTTCAAGAACAGAGGAATTTTTATACCAGGATTTAACTCTTGCTGTAGTACCAGAAATAGATCCAGTTACAATCTCATTGAATGTATATGTACCAATTCCAGTTACTAATGGTGGAGATGCTATAGTAATAGTAGGTGTACCTTCATATCCTTTTCCTGCATCTTCAATAGCAAAAAAGTCTATGTCACCATCATTTCCAATAAATGCTCTAACTTTAGCTGTTATAATACCACTTAGTGAAGTTGGAGAACTACTGGTAACAACTGGAGAATTTACATAACCAGAACCAGCAGTAGTAACTCCTATAGATCTTAATCCATATGGTTGAGTAATTATTTCACATATTGCTTCAGATCCAGATCCAATACCAGTAATTGAAACTGCTGGTGCTACAGTATAACCAGATCCAGAGTTAGTTAATAGTATTTCTTTAATGGAACAAACACCTCCTTTACAGGTAGTAATTGCGATTGCAGTTGCATTTTGTCCACCAGCAGGTGCAGGTGTAAATGAAATGGTTGGAGTTTGTGTGTATCCATAACCATCATTATTTAAAATAACTCTTCTAACATATCCAGAAGAAATTCCAATCGAATCTGCAGTTGCTGTTTGATTACTTGCAAACAGTTGAAGTGATGTAATATACCCTTGATTCTGTAAAGTTCCATCTATTTCTTCTACAACAGAATTTACATCACTAAACCCTCCTATCTCATCCTCATATTCGAAGAGTTCACATCTCAATTCATAAACATAAGTTTTTCCTAATTGGTAGAATGGTTGCTCATGTTCAACAAATTTAACCTCAAATAATCTTTTACCCAATGGAAAATATATAATATCTCCTTCTCTTGGTCTTGTAGATAATATAATTTCATCATTATCCATACTATCCAAAAATGGTGCTATAAAATCTTCAAATCTTTCTCTTGAGATAATAATAGTTAATTCATCTTTTAGACTCATTCCAAACTTAGTTAAAATATCTCCAGATCCTGCATAACCATCATAATTACTTACATATGCTTCTAAAGCAAAGTTATCATCAAATCTTGAGGCAGTAACCTCTCTTATGATAGTTTCTTGTCTTACAAATTTTCTGGGGATGTATAGTACTTCGACACCATAAATCTTCAGTTGCTCGTTAATCAATTCTTGAACAAGTCTTTGTTCTCCTGGAGATCCTTGTAAGAAAAAGGGATTGAGTGCCATTATCCAATAAAATCGTAAGGTGGAAGTTCGTAGTCCATTGACATTCTTTCTATTATTGCTGATATCTCTCTTTCTGCATCATCATATATTTCTCTACCATTTAATTCAATACCACCTGGCAATTTGACACCTCTAAATTTAATAAGATTTTGTCCCCATTGCCTTTTAATTAGTGCTGTAAGGTATTTTTTGAGAAAACTATCATTATAAACCTTAGTAAAATCATTTGGATCTAAAATTCTATAACAATCAATTACGAAAAATGTACCTGCCTTTTGTGCTCCCCAATCAATGTCCAAATACATTCTATTTTGTCTTTTATTAAATCGTATCTGCTTATCAGTTTTTAATAGAAAATCAATGTCTTCCAAATACGACTTAACCATAGCGTATTGTAGAAGTTCAACAGAATTGAAATAATATAGATCATTTAAAAACAACTGATATTTAATACTAAACATTCCTCCAGAAATGTCGCTAGTATCAAATTTATATATTTTTTCAATTCCAATTATTGAATCTGGAATTTGAATAAAATTGGAGGTTTCATAAAAGTTAAATGTTGTAGAACCAATACCACTAATATTTGCAGATCCTGTAGTGGTTACAATTCCAACCCCATTAGTACCTTTACCCTGACCTCTATTTAAATCTTGCTGTGTTATTTTATATTTTAAATACATTCTCTCAACACCATCAAAGTGCCTCTCATGGAAGTACTGAAGGGCATCGTCAACTAGATCATCTATTTGATCCTCATCCACATTTATCTCCAATACAGGAGCACCCAGGCGCCTTAGACAATAATCTATCAGTTCTTGTCTAGTATTTGGTTTTGCCATCAGAATGATCCCCCATCTATCGTAGTTAAATTTCCAATAATATTACCACTGAAATATACATCACCAACAAATGTAGATACGCCAACAAAAGTTGATATACCACTTACATAAAGTTGAGTAACTGAAGATATGCCACCAATTACCGATGTTGCTATGCCAGACTTTGTTGCAAAAGTTGCAATACCTGCAGTAGTAGCAAAATCTGCCTTAAGAGCGGATGTTGAAATTCCACCAACGATAGCAGTATTGGATGCCAATACTTTTATAGCATCTTGTTGCCCTACATTTACATGTAAATCTGGTTGTCCAACTCTTACTCTTATATCTGCCATTATCTAGTTACTCCTTCCCTCACTAAAACCATTCCTTCAATTACTCTAGATGTAGTTCCATCAGAAGAATTATATGCATTAATATCATAAATATATCTTCCTGGTTTTATACTTTTTGTAGTTGTACTAGTCAATCCAATTCTTATAGTACCTTCAGATGGATTTACTATTGTAGAAGTAAAGTTAATTGAAGATGAACTAGCAGAATGCTTTCGCATTTGTGAGGTAATCGTATAAGTAGACAAATTCAAAACTGAATTTGTAGAGATACTTTCTAAGGTAAAAACTTGAATAAAATCTGCTCCAGCATTAATAACTAGATTGCTAACATATACTGCAGCCATTTATACAATACCAGATCTCTTTTTATTTATATTATGTGTTAATATTCAAACTCAATAAACATTCTTGTTGTGCAAAATAAAGTTTTACATAAGATTTGCAAATATTTTTTAAAACTTCATCATCTTCACAATTTTCTATTTCTCTTGAAATTTTTTCATATTCAAAAAGTTTTGATATTGAACTAAGTTCTATCTTAGATGGATCCATTTTTTTCAAGTAATTGTTTTAATAAAGATTTTATCTCATTTATATCATTTTTTATTTTATCGATTTCTCTCTCTTGAGAATCTCTTTTACGAAGAGAATTTACATAATTATTATATGCTATTGTATCTTGATTAATAATAGCGCCAGTTTGTTCATCCCGATATAAACTGGGATATCCTTCAACTTTTATCATCTTACTGCCAGTGTTCTAAGTTGTTTAATTCTAGGAACATAAGCTTGATTTGTTCCCGACATTACAATTTTAATTCTGTATCCAACGAATAAATCAAGATTATCTGCGGTAAATTCATATTCTCTAAATTCCCCATTTAAACTTGAAGGTACATTAATATCTGGTCTTCCATTATTTTTGGATGAATCTATAGAAACATATTGATTATTATCATTATATCTAAGGTTATCATAACCAGGGAATAATTCAAATGCTTGAGAAATTTCGCTAGAATCTGCTCTAATTAAGCTATAAAGAACTCTAAAATCCGATGATTCGTGACGATATGCAGATAAAATAACTTTTAGACATTTTGCTGGATTACTCAATGAAATTATTTTTGAAACATATGCTGCAACATGGGGGTCATAGGATATAGAATTAACTCGTTCATCAGAGGCATAATCTG